TTGGTCTCCTATAGTCCGAAAGCTGATAAATCTACACCGGCGTCGTTAGGATCTGTGTCCCTTAGAGCACCGAATTTTTCTTGTTGCGAGGAAGGTGCGGCTGCTAGCGGCTCCGTTCCTTCAAAAATGTTCACGCCGCCAAAGTTGCCTGCGCCGCCGATTGAGTCCAAGAGACGTTTTCTGGTTTCGTTGAGATCTCTCTTTGGCTTGGCTTTTTGTGCTTTTTTCATAAACTTACGAATAGGCTCTTCATCTCTACTTTCAGTTATAGTTGAGACAGAGACGCCTTGCACTGATTCTTTGATTATGTGAGCAAGAACTCCTGGCTCTTCCATAATAACTTCTTTTACGCACTCTTTGATAAGAGGCTTTAAAATCTTTGTGAGTTCATCTTTATTCATTATAATCCTACTAGGTCATAAATTTTTGAAAGTATTATTTGCTCTTTGGTATTGGCCAAAGCTGTTCTTGTAAGGTCTTCGTTCATATAAGAAGATCTTGTGGGGCCAATAAAAGCACCTGGTGTTGATGGTTCCTGAACAATATCAAAGCAAATAAGTTGGAAGTCGTCGTTAACCATTGTTCCTTCACGAGTTTCACGAACTGATCCAAGACCCCTTGAAGAAATACCTATTTTTACGCCGGCATTTACAAGACCTTTTAAGATGTCTCCTGCTGGAGTGGGTAGAACTTCTAACTTACCCATTACTTTATTGCCGTCTAGCCAAATATCTGTAATCAAATGTGAAACATTCTTAAGATTCACAACTGAGTCATCAGGGTGGTCTAATTCACCAACAGAACGACGATCGGCAACTACTTTTTTGTAGTTATCTACTTCTCTGCGAAGTGTTTTTTCCGGATAGACACGACCATTGCCGTTTCGCTCACCATACTTTTGCAAACATCCAGTAAGAATAACAGCGCCTTCTGATACTCTGCGCTTTTCACCTTCTGTTAAAAAGTCTTGACAAACCCCACCGTCACAAAGTTCATAGAACTCTCTCAATAATTGTTTATGCATCTAAATTTCCTTTGGCGGGCGCCACCCGCTCGGTTCAAGACCCCTTGCAGCAGCGTCGAACCGGCTGTAGAGCCCATTTTTGTGTCCAAGGCATAATAATCTCCATTCTTTTATAAATAGTGTTAAGTTTTATAAATTCTAAAATTTATTCCTTCATCTCCAAAGATTTGGCACAAGGCATAAGAAGTGCCTGATGAAAGGCACCCATAAGCAAAGCCGTATGAGAGTTCTGGCGTGTTTAGAATACAGTAAATAAGCAAACCAGCCCAAAAACCAACGCACATAGGGCAGTGGAAAAAGTGGTGCTTTGGCCTGACGCTATTAAAGATTGATCCATAAACCAAAATCTGTGTCAAGCCATAACTAGCCAGAATAAAAAGCGGTAACGGCATTAGAAGTGATAAGTAATGTAATACCTGCGAGCAAAACGAGGGTCGATTGAGCCTTTCTTTTCTGCTTGCGGAACGTCCCCTAGATCTGTGTATACCTCTGGATCTGTAAGCCGCTCTTGCTCGTTGTCTTCAAACTTATCGTTCATTGCAAAGCTTGGTTCTTCCATTTGGAAATAATCATAAAGCCTTGATAAAACAACTTCCACAAAGTCAATTTTAGAACCTTCCGGAGGGCTCATTATAGCAGCCTCCATAGACCCCATCATAATACCACCCTGCATTGAACCGTGTGCGATAACGCCATAATCTGCAAGATAAGAGAAAAGATCATCTTGTGAATGATAAGTGTGCTCCCCCATTTCCGTCTTTGGAAAAGTTACTATTTTAGCATCTTTACGTGAGACGACTATGTGAAGATCCGGATGATCGTTGACCATAATGTCGCCGTTGAGCGCTTTTTTCGCTTTTAGTTTAATGGTGCGATCCGGAGGAGTATCCGGTGTTGAGGAATCGCTTACTTTAATTTGAATCGCCATAGTTGATCTCCTCTACTAGAGATTGAAGCTTAAGGGTATTCAAAAGAAGCTCTTCATTCAACTCTAAGTTTTCAAAGTTATTAAACTTCTTTGTGATGTCTTGTATACCTTCTGAGATAACTGGGTTTTTTGCTTCATAACTTTCTAGGGCATACTTTAGTTCATTGAGTTTTTCTGTGATGAACATTTTGAACTCAACTCCATTATCAGCAAACGAGGTAATGAAATGAGAGATTATTTTCTTTTGACCTTCTGAAAGCATCGTGCCATATTCATCATTGAACTTCTTAACAAACTCACGATAAACTAATGTGTCTATTGGTTTATACTCTTTCTTTTCTTTGAGTGTTTCTTGACCACAAAGCTTCTTGACTAGGTTGCTTTCCATTATGACACGGCTTTTGGTGTTTTCCACGCCCTGTAGTATGTTATGTATAGTACCTAGATTTCTGTAGTTTGGAACAAAGTTATTGTATACGCTTGTACCTAGTTGCTTGTTTATGGCATCAATAAGCTTTGTTTGTGCGTTGAATGTTTGCTTTCGGTCTGCCATCGCATACGAAAACTTGCTTTCTTGGATTAGACGATCTGCCAAGTGAGGCTCGCCCATGTCTTTTGTTTCTAAAAGTGTTCGGTAAAGGTGAAGCTCTTTATAAAGTAGGGTGCCTTTCTTGAAGTGCTCCTTTACAATCTTAGTTACCTTGGCTGCTCTTTCTTTATCATCTACAAGAGCCGCTTTTGTAAGCTCTCTAACTAATGCTTCATAAAGAAAAGCGGTGTTTCTTTTCTTATTGTACTTGGTTATCATCTTTCCTCTCCAGTGATTCTAAAAGATTGTCGATTTCTTTGGAATGCTCCTCAAAATCGCCCTCTACTGTATAACTAGTTTCTTTTTTCTCAACCATCCCTCCCAAGGTTGGTTCTACGTTCTCAAAAAAGATTTCAGAAGGCTTTGGAAGGCCTATCTTTGACCTTGTTGTGTTGCCTGTTGCGAACTCTGGAATGGCCATTGACTTCATTGCCATTCGGTTTTTCTTGATTCTTCCATCTTTCTTTGGCCGATACATTTTGCCTTTTGAAGCAGGGGTTGTTGTTAGGATGTTTCCAGAATCGTCCCTCTTACCAGGAGCGACTTTTAGAATGTCCTCTTCTGGCTCAGCAGCTTCAGTATCCGGTGTTTCCTCTGCGCCTAGATCCGGTGTTTCAGAGTCCTCTCCAAAAGCTCCTATGTCACCTCCACCAAGTGGGGCTTCCTGCTCGTCGGAGGCTGCAGCAGCAGCATCAAGAGCAGAAGAGAACTTACGGTCAAAATACATTTCACGCTGGTTGCGAAGGAACTCTTCTTGTGAGATGTTGAAAATATGCTCGGCAATGTATCTCTTGGAGAAAAAGCCTTCAGTTGCGGATGAGGCAACCTCAAACTGTGTTTTCATTGTCTCTAGATCCTGAAGTTCGGCAATCCTAGACGGGTTATTAAGCTTGAGGTTGAAGCCTGTAAGATCAGACTTTCTAAAGCCTAAAGTATAAAGGTGAACCATTCCAATCTTTGTAAGTTCGGATATCAAAGCTTTTTGAAGGCGCTGGATGGTTCTGGCGAAGCGAATGTCTTTTTGTGAGAGAGATGTTCGGTCTTCTGCATTCTCACCAGCAACTAGGTAAGCTTGTGGGATCTTGATAGCGGAAAACAGTTTTTCACGAAGATATTTTACGTCTTCGATCTGTGAAGTAAACTGGCCCCCTGCTAATGTCTCAATCTTTGTTCCTTGTTGGCTTCCACGAACTGGAATGTAGTAATCTTCTTCTACAGACATTGGGTTATAGCGAAGATCTGCTCTTCCGCTGTCTGCATCAATGATCTGATTTCGCTTGAGGGTGGTCATAACCTCTTGCATGTATGTGCTTACGTCCTGCGGGGCTACGGCGCCAACATCAACATAAAACACTCGGCGTTCGGGCGCTCTTACGATGCGATAAGACATCATTGCGTCCTCTACAAGTGTTAGTTGCCTCCAAATACGGCGAGAGCCCTCAAGAACAGAGGTACCATAAGGGTTATACTTATTGTTTCCTAAAATACGAAAATGAGCTATTTGCCAGTCCTCGAAAGTCAAGCCACCTGAGTTCCACTGAAACTGTAAGTAGTTTGGATTGTTTTCATCTTGCCCTTCCAGTCTTTCTATTTCGCTGAGGGGCATAGCAACAACATTTTGGATGCCTAGTTTTTCATCAACGTCTAGATAAAGGAAAAAGTCTCCATACTTACAAAGAGTTCTTGCCCATCCGTAAAGATTGAGATCAACATTAAGAACATCATAAAACAAAATCTGCAATGCTGTCTTGATTTCTTGGTTCGAACAGTTAATCGTAAGCATTTTACGAATGTCCGTTGAGGTAGTCATCTCATCAGCATAAATATCAAGCGCAGAGTTTAGTTCTGGCATGTACTCCATCTGATCGAAGTCAATATATCGATCATTCCGGTTTTGATTGAGCATAAAATCGCCGTAAAACGAGTAGTTTTTCTCGTAATCGGCT